ATGACCCTAACCCACCTGTCGTGTCTTTAGTTACCCAGTCGTTCAGTTCTGTACCGAATAAACTATAACTATTAGGTTTTAACCCCCACTGATAAAAAGGTACCTCTTGGTCATTAAACCCATAATTATCCGTTAGATGACTTGTAAGTGTATCTTGGAAAGTAAATCTACCAGGTGTTATCATATCCCTATTAATTGTGTTAGCTTCAAACAAAACACCAATAATTGGTTCACCGTCATTATCCTTAACCCACTTTATATTATCATCACTATAATTCGAACCTAAAAATGGTACAACACCATACTCAGAGTTTATACTTATTAATTGTGACACATCCCCATCTAATCTATTATTCTCTCGAGTAAATAATTGGTTTATCGGTGCAATCGCATTACCAACTCTACTCCAAAAATTTGAATTAGATAAACGACTTATTACAAATAATTGTAATATGTCTGAAGTATCGTTGTATGATGTACTTTTAATTGTGTCAACAATATATCCTTGGAACTCAGGATTATAACATATCTCTTTAGTGAAGATATCTCTAGGTCCTAAGTCCATAATCGTAGTTGGTGTACCTAAATATTTGTTGTTAGAACCATTATTTGGAAGTAAACCCGGTTGATTGTCTCTACCAATAAAATTACCGTTACTATATGGTGAAACCCGATAAAAAAATGAATTATTAATTGTCTGATACACCACAGTATCCTTACAATATTTATATGTAGGGTCACTTAAGAATTTAGTCTCATTAACATCGTTACCATACACATCATCTTTTTGTACTGCAAACATATATAACGAACCGTTAATCCAATTATTAACAAATGTTAAACTCACAACGTTATTACATAAGGCAAACATCATTCTGAACCTAGCTAACCATTCTGTAAGTATCCCAAAATCTTTACCCACTCTACCAATTCTTGTCACTAAGTAATAACACCCACCTCTCAATTTTTCAGACTTCTTTTGGTCAGTTACATAATAACACTCATCGTCAGACGGGTAGACACCAATAGACTCACCGTTACCTGAATAACAAGACAGTGGTACCATACCACTACATGAAAATGAACCAATCACTTGTGATGCTACCGCACCTGCATCTTCCCCAAAGTCTTCAGACGAACCAAAATTAACCTCACCAGGTTGTGTTGAAAATGACATGTCAATCTCACCTTCGTCACTTATAATATAAGTCGCGAAAAATCTATTCTGATGTAAAACAAATCTAAAATCGTGTTGGTCAGAAGTTGGTAAACTGTCGGACCTCATAACTAAAAATTCATTATCACTCATATTAACACTACTTGTCGGGTTACTGTCGTAATATGTTGGTGAATAATATCTATAACCCGAAATAGATGGTGTACCATCTGAATACATAGCACCCACACCTTCAACTATCTCAGTATTTCTATACGCCCAATTATTAACACTAGGTGAAATAGGGGTAAAATCACTCCACGACCCAACACTAGATACTCTAGCAACATCATTAACATTATCAACTACAGAACCTAATAAGGATACGTTTGGAGACCCACCATACCAATTTTCTTTAGTATCCCCATTATAAGAACTATAATCTAAATGATTTTGTGTCGTATAACCACTGTAATTACTATTTGTAGGTGTGAACGTAAATGACTTATAATATAGTCTTAACCCTGAAAAATCTGATGAATTATTTGTAGTGATTTCATTATGCTTCACTATTGAGTAGTCTGAAGAGTTTGAATATGGTTGAATAGGTACATTTAACTTATACTGACCCCTTACTTTATACCCTGAGGTACCCATAGCCTTACCATATAACCTACTTAAATCATATTCAACATCCTGTCTTGGTGTGTTAGGGTCTACCCCTCTCACTAAAAAGACCACATAAGTATCTTCCCAATCACTATTTAGTTGTATGTTTGGTGTTTGTTGTACATAACCCGTACCAGGGTACGTGCTTGGTGCGTTAGGAACAAGATAATTACCATTAACTCTTTGCCACCCAAATAGGTACCTCCCTGCTAAAGTATTATTACCAATATTAGAATTGTATGGTTGATTAACGTGATTACCCCCTTCCAAAGCATTATAATCGGAAAGTGTTTGCCCTGTAATAATCTGATAATATTCAATATCTGATGCAAAATTGTAGTCAAGTGTCTGAGTACCACCAGTAATTGTATAAGTCGTAGTGTTTTGAGTTAGAGTACTTTCATTCATATACTCTATAGTCACATTCGCATTACCACTAGTATCAAACGTTGTCGTCCCTGTTGTTGTTCCTGACACATTAGGGTCAAGACTATCATCAGGGTTTTGAAAAGTTATTACACTACCGGGTGTAAAGTTTAAATATGAGGTAGAATCCATAACCATCATAATAACATTATCCGTGTGGTCTTTAGTACTATTAAACGGTATATCTTTATTAACTTTTACTTTAATTTTATTATACCCACCTTGTTCATGGTACTTTGCCTTAGCATTAAATAAATTGAATTTCTCAGAAAGAGGTAACTCATCACTTCCGAATGTATTACCATTACCGACATTCCATGAAACATCTGACCAAGGCGTCTTTTGATATATTTGAGAAGTGGTTACACCATCATATCCTGCCATTGTCATTTGATAACCTAACTGATATAAACTGTCCCAATCATTTGGTACCGTCCCACCTGTCACCGATAGTAAATCATAGAAGTCTGTTGATGTAGTATCGACTAGTTTTGAGTAATTAACATTTAATGTTGTACCTACAGTCCCAACCAAATCATCATCTTCAGGTTCATTTTCCGGGTCTACCGATTCACATGAACATGCACGACACGCCGGATAAGAAAGATTAGGTAGTGGTATTGACTTTAACGGACATTCTTTTGCCAAGTACGCATCCTTAAGACTAACTTTTTCAATTTTATTATTTTTCTTCTTGAATAGGTTTATCGCAGTTATTACCAGATTCATAATAGGTACGATAATCGTTAAAAGGGCATTAATAATAAATCGTAATACAGGCCACAATAAACAGAAAGAATGTGCCACTAATATTAATGCGTATAGAGGTATTGTGAAAAGAAGAAGGAATAGACTCACAACTAAATATAGTAGGTCAAAATTCTTAACCCCATCGTTCGTTGGAAACTTATTGTTAGTACTCTCACAATCTCTGTTTAATATTTCTTTAATCCCTAAAAATCTTCCACGATTATAACCTTTTCTATACTCATCAATCATCTGAGATGGAGTATATACTTTGTTATAATTCATCAAATAGAATGAGTCTTCACAGTTAATAGCAGCATCTTTATCCGCATATTCACCCCAATTTAGTGAGAAGGCGTAACTTTTTTGAAACTGAGAATATTTGTAATCATATAACTCATAATTAACGGTAACAGGTATGAAAACACCTGAGTTATTTTTTTTAGTAACTCGTATCTCTAAAGTACCTCCTGTTGGAAAATCAATTAATTTCTCAGTTCTTAACTGACCATTAACATATATTTCTATTTTCTCAGCATCTGTATTCTCAAATACCTTAACACTTAAATTACTGGTAAGTCCAATAAATTGTGATTGTACCTCATTAGAGTTATTAAAGTTCACAGGGAATGGACCCGCACTATTGGATAATGTACTTGGGTCGGTACCAGGATTAGAAACACTACCATCCCACCCATACTCACGAATTTGAGGGACCACAAAATTTGGTCTAATTACATTCCCCTTTATCGGTATAAACCTTTGACCGTCAAACGGACTCGTGTTTTCTTCCGATTGGTATTTAACCTTAAACCTATATTTTCCCTTTGTTGGTATACCAACATCTGGGTCATTTGATAAAACACTTTCTCCGAACTCATTTGTGACAACATAATCTAAGTTCATAGGGACATCAGTTACGAATGTTCCTTGGTCATCAATTACTTTCCCACCATTAGGTAACTGATGTTGTTCTAATACTGGGTCACCATTTTCATCCAAATCAATGGTTTGTCTTATCGCCATTATTTCACCAGGACCCGTAACTAAACCACATAAATCCCCTTGCTCTGTTCTTGGCTTACAATTTGGTTTTAATGGTCTATTATCATTATCGCTAAATATTGAACCCATAAACACCGAAGTCGGTCGAATCTCAATACCCATTTCCCTTAAATCAAAGTCAGTCCTTGTAATACCAATATTACATAAATCCTCTTGTCCCCAAAAAGATGCAACATCAATATCCTTCACTTGATTTACAATCTGAGGTAACTCATCAATATTATTAGATGATTTAAAATTAGAACCATCAAATTGTTCAGCAACCCCCATATTCATCCTTATCAAGTCTTGAGGTCTCAAAGAGAAACATCCCATGTTTGATAAGTCTAAATCCATTACGATTTTTTGATTACCCAATGGTACACCTGTAATCATGAAATCACCCGACTCATTAGTTTTAACCGTATACCTATAATACTTTTCGTATATCTCTAAAACCTCATTTCGAGTCATTACATCCGACCTGGACGGAAAGGTACCTGTTGGCGTGTGTCCACCATATTGCTTTTCATACGGTAGTAAGTTATATCGATACCCATCCTCATTTTTATCTGTAACCGACTTATATGGGTATAATGTGGATATTACGGGGTCTTGTAGGTCCATATCATCGATAGGTACAAATATAGAGACGGTGGCATTAGGTAATCCGAACCCACTATTTGCAACCACTCTACCAACAACAACACCATAGTCAGCACAGAATCTTGAATACACATCTTCTTGTCTTAACTTTAAAGAAAGAATCTCTAAAAAGTCAAAGTCTTGCTCAACCGTAACATTAATGTTTTGGTCAGCACCTAATTTGGTTCTTATTCTGTATGATTTAGACATATAATAGTTTTAAGATAAATACTTATCTATCCGTTTTACAATAATAAACCTATAAGTAAGTTTTGTAAAATGTATATTACTTGTAGTCTACGGTTTTAAGGTTTTTAACCCTAACCTTAATATCTTTTTCAGGGAACCTTACTTGATATATTTGAGATGGTTCCGCAAAAATGGTCTCATCAACTAATTGTATTTCTCTTGTAAAAGAATCAGAATATCTTTGAGATGTCTCAGCCGATGAGTATTGACCTCCGACCTTATTAATCGCTTTTAAATCTGTGATTGATATCACACCTGCAACATCCTGTATGTTTCTTTTCATTTCCGAAATAAATACATTTTCACCCATAGTTCTATTTGTCGGTGCCATGTATTTAGTCACTTCATCAATTATTTTAGTAATAACGTTACCCTGATTCTGACCTGAATCGATAACTACGGATATGTCATATTCTAAATCGATAACCTGACCAACATTAACAGATATATAATCATTTATCATTCTATATTTTGATAGATAATTGGCAATGTTCTGTTTTAAGGTGTTTGATACCGTCTGAGTTAGACTTCCATTAGCATCGTATGATAAGATATTAATATTAATTTTATTATCTTTCTCAGTAATTGCAGTCTTAGCAGGTGCACCGTATTTTCCTGGCATCTTCCTGATTAAGGCGTTATAGTCATTAATCGTTACCGCTCTGTTTTGTGACGCATAATTAAATGTCACCATATTTCTAACCTCTTCAATAGAAGGTTGGTTAGCACCTCCAATAGCTGCAGTGACATTATTGACCGTTAATGAATTGGTTACCGTTTGATTAATGTTATTAGATGGACCACTAACAAAAAAGTTAACAGTACCTACTTGATTTATTGCGTTTACACCAATATTTGATTGTGTACCTCCACCAATTCTATATTTAACAAATAATGTAGTGTTTGCAGCTACCGTTCTACCCAATCCAATATTATTCTGATATTCCTGAATCCTTAATGAAACCCCATTTCTTGCGAACTCAGCCAGTTGGTCATCAGGTGTTGATGTACCTCCACCAAATTGAACCTTAAGGAAACCTTGAGGTGTGTATTCAGTTATGAACCTTGTCTCAGTATCAATATACTTACCGACTTTTAAACCTGGTACGTCAGATGGTTTTGTCGTATCTTCAACAAAAATTGTCGATTCGGCTAATGAGTCTACCTCATACCACTTATCCTGTGCATTTACAAATTCAGAGTATGTTGGTGTAGATTGAAATGATGTCCCATCTTTTTGTATGATACCTACAACCTCTAAAACATTTTGTTCAGGTAAGAAAAATTCAAAGAATGGTTTAACGTCATTAGGGTTAATCGTTTTTTTGAATATTTTTGTTAACCCGTTTACCACGACCTCTCTCTTAGTAATTGTATAGTTTACAAGAACATTATTAGAATCAAAATTTGGGATTTTAGTTCTATTAGGAAAACCTTCATTATTGTATTGAGATGCGAAATCAATGTCATAAACATTTTCGAATACTTGACCTCCACCAATAACTTGTGAACCAGGTCTTAATGTCCCTAAATATCTTGTATCTTCTTGGTCTCCCGACGCAGGTACCGTTATTGAAAAATCAACAATAGATACTGATGGTCGGTTACCAGGTATCTTCAACCCGTATGTTCTGGCAATATTAAAAATAGATGAACGTTGTTGAGCATATTGTAAAACCGTTTCCTGAATACTTCTATCAATATGATAATTTAAGTTATCACCAATTGCCGCGTTTAGGTCCATCAATACTGAGTAGACCGCAGCATCATTGAAGTTATCTATTAATTCAGGGTAATACTGTTTAGTGTAGTTTACTAAGTCCTGTCTTAGACCTTCGAAATCTCTTTCCGTATATGAAATCTTTTTACTTGCCATCTATTATTAAATATTGATTATTATAAAATCTTTAGATTGAAAGGTACTATCAGTGATGGTATAATCTATCCTTAGTTTTGCCGTATATTCTTCGACACCTCTACCAGGTAATCTATAAATTCCCCCAACACCTAAATTATCCATATTTAGTTCCCCTTGAGATTCTAAGTCATCTAAGTAAGGTGTTATTGTTATTTCGTTAATTGTTAAGTTTGGTATATATTTTTCAACCGAATTTATAATGTCTGTTCTAATACCCTCAAATGTGGTTCCATCCATAGGTTCAAAAATAAACTCATAAATACGTGTACCAAAATCAGGTAAATAATACCGACTACCTTTTCTTGTTAGTATAAGGTGTAGTAGGTCAGTTCTTATTTCTTCATCAGTCGTTTGAGAAAGAGAAAGATACTTTCCATCCTTACTATCTTGAAAGGGGAAATTAATACCATATGTTTTACCGTTTGCCATTGTCTATAAATATCTTAACAATTTAAATTATAAAAAAAAGAGGACCTAAGTCCTCTTTTATTTAATTTGAATGTAATTTTTACCCCTTAACCTTCACATGCAACACACTGTAAATCATTCAGACCTAACTTCTTTCTTGCGAAAGCTTGTGCCGAATTCATTGAGTGTTGGTAATACAATGTCTTAACTCCCAATTGCCATGCTTCAATAAGAAGTTTGTTAACATCCTTTGTAGCCATATCAGGTGATATCATTAAGTTTAGTGACTGTGATTGGTCAATATACGTTTGACGTACTGCTGCTTGGTTAACAATAGATGATTGGTTAATTTCCGCAAATGTTCTAAAAACATCTTTTTGGTCATCACTCAAAAATTCTAAGTGTTGTACCGAACCATCTGCCTGTTTAATACTATTCCACACATCCTTAGTGTCTTTACCCATAGTAATTAATAAGTCTTTAAGTACAGGATTTTTGATGGTTACCTTCATTTTAGCAACATCTTTCACGTAACAGTTAGACCAAATAGGTTCAATTGATTGAGAAACCTGCCCAAGAATAAAAGCTGATGATGTTGTTGGTGCAACTGCGTTAAGTGTAACATTTCTTCGACCATAACCTTTTAGATATTCAGGTTCACCGAACATTTCCGCCAACTTTTCTGACGCCTTGTATGACTTTTCTTTTATATGTTTAAAAACTTCAACATTAAGTCTCGCAGTTTCTCTCGTATCAAAAGCTAATCCTTTAGACTGAAGTAATGAGTGCCATCCTAATACACCTAATCCTAGTGCTCTTTGTCTTTTAGAGAAGTTATATGCTTTCTCTAAGTAGAAAAACGCTCTTCTACCCTCAATAGTTCCATTGTCTCTTAAGTCTTCAATCTTAGTTAATAACTCAGTCACAACAACGTCCAAAAACATCGTCATCACCTCAACTGCATCAGTATCTTTCCATTCGTCATAGTGAAGAACATTCATTGATGATAATACACACACAAACGACTCTTCTTCTGAGTTATGAAGTGCAATTTCAGAACATAAGTTTGAGTTGTTAATCTTCGCTCCTTTATCTTTATACACATCAACGGTATTATTGTTTGTAGTATCATGGAACATGATATATGGGTAACCAATCTCACCTCTTCTTTGAATAACTTTAGCCCATACCTCTCTTTTCTTGTCGTCACCAGCAATCATTTCATTCATGAAATCATCTGTAACCGTAACTGCGTGTGTTAAATTTTGTATAGTAGAACCCTCAGTACCAATTTCTAAATACTCCATAATGTCGGGATGTTCAACAGGTAAGTATGGTGAGAAACGACCTCTTCGTGTCGACCCTTGTGATATGTTATCTACAACACTCTCAAAAAGATTCATAAAGTGTACTGCTCCAGGTGCTTGTCCGTTGTCTGTGATTTCAGCACCACGTCCTCTAATATTACCAAAGTAACCTGAAGTACCTCCACCCATTTTAGACATCTCACCAACTTCTGCCTGTGTGAATAGTATTGATTCTATGTTATCACCAATGTTAGACCCGAAACAACTAACTGGTAGTCCTCTCTTTTTACCGAAGTTTGCCCATACAGGTGACGATAAAGAATACCAACCTTTACCCATGTAGTTGTAAAATTTTTCAGCAAATCCTTCTACACCTAATAGTTTTTCAGCGTGTTCCGCAATAGTTTTAATTCTTTCTATCGGTTCCTCACCCTCACTTAAGTATCCTCTACGTAAGAAGGTTATAGACTCTTCATTAATCCATTCAAATGGTTTTCTTTCTTTCATTATATTTTTTGTTTTTTCGTTTTTTTAAAATAAATCGTTAGATGTAATCGATTTAGATTTCTTACTATAATT